TTGACATCAAGACCTCTGGGCCAGACATTGTACCGCCTGCGATACTGGTGAGCCGCCCAGCCCTTCTTGTAGCCGTTCTGCTTTCCGATCTCCATCAGGTTTTGATACCAGTGAGTCTTTTCTTCTTTGCTGGCAGGTGCAGGCTTCTTGACCTTATCCAGCCGGGTCAGCATCGTGCTGTCGCTTTCCAATGCTTCGGTGATGGTGATCTCATAGCCACAGGCGCAGCGTAAGCCCTGCATGATCTGAGAGCATCTTGGGCATTCGTTGATAGCAGCTTCTTCTTTTTCTTTTTTCTCGATTTGATCAGTCTCAGAGAATTTCTTCTCATTCATATCTAAATCAGAAGGTTCCATCAGGCCAGCAAACCCGAAGCGCTTAGTGTTGCCTGCGTGGTCCAAATAGATCGCATATTCTTTGCTGTCATGGATTCTTTGGATGCGCCCTGCGCGTTGCTGGTAGGCAATCGCTGACTTCGTGGGTGCGCAGTCAATCAGCACCTTTGTCTGGGGTGAGTCATAGCCTACCCCAAGAAGTTTTGAGCAGGAAAGGATCTTAAACTCCCCAGCCTCATGCCCACTATAAAGCGTCTGTCGGTCCTTTTCCTTAGTGTACCCATCAATGTGTCTTGCCGGGATTCCAGCCTTATTGAACATCTCAACCAGATACTTGCTGTGCTTGATGCTTGGGCAGAAGGCGATGGTCTGGGCGTTCTCACCGTGAGCCAGCCAGTTCTTGATGATGTCCCCAGTAAGCCCTTCCTGTTCTTCTTCCGTCACCCTTGCCACATCGTCAGGATGATAGTCAGATGAGCCTGTTTTGAGCGCTTTTGAGCGCAAACCCCTCACATCAATACTTCTGCCACCGTAGTACCTAACGGGCGCTAAATAGCCCTTTTTGAGCAGTTCTTGTTGCGATACTGGCACAACCATGTCCTGCCAGAGTAATCCCATGCCTTTGGCGTAAGGCGTGGCTGACAGGCCAACGTAGTACATTTTCTCTCCATCCCATGTCCGTATCATCTCGACAATCTTTTTGCTGATGCTGTGGCATTCATCAACAATGCAAAGGTCGAAGTCCAGCTTATCGTAGCCCCGTCTGGCAATGGTCTGCATCGAGCAGATCTGGATAGGTGCTGCCGGGTTAGCGAGCCAGTGGTCGGCCTGCTGGACCCCGTAGTCAATGCCCCATTGGTCAAGCGCCTCAATCGTTTGCTCTATCAGCCTAATGCGGTCACAAAAGAACACAGCGCGTTTTCTTAAACCAGAGTCATTTACAGAGTCCTGCACAGACTTGAGCATATAGGCTGCCGTGTGCGTTTTTCCGAAGCTACAGCAGGCTGCCAGTAGTACCCGCTTATTGCCAGCCCTGAAGCTGGACCGGATCATGTCAATTGCTTTGGTTTGATGTTCTCTAAGTTGCATTATTTTCTCCCGAAATTTTAGCCACAGTTGTCTTTTTGAACCTTAGGGACACCCCTCAAGTTCATTCAAAGTTCAGAGCCTGTACTCATGATTGCCAATTGGCAGAACGATCAGCATCCATGCAATCTCGTCAGAATCCCCTTGTGTCCACTTAACCTGCTTTATCCATCTGACAATGGCTGTCAATGGCGGTCGGTTCAGTCCCGGACAATCATGATTCACGCAAGTTTACCGCCCTGCCGTTGGTATACCCGTCAGGCGGTCAGTGGTGCATATAGGTAAATTTCGATTGAATTAGCACAAGATGTTGTGTTGGAGCGTAAAAGAAGGGATAATTCACCCATGTCGGGTTCCTAATCTTTTGCTCTTCCTTCAATCGGGATTTAGGTATCTGCAATACCACCGACAACTACATCTTACACCCTTCTCCCGTTGGATGTAAAGTGTGAAGGGGCATTCTGGAACTCCCGCCAGTCTAAGCCCCTTTTTTTATATCTTTCTTTCCCTTCCAATAGCCTTGTCAAACCCCCTGCACTGCGGGCAATACCAGCCCACTCTTACCTTATCAATCGCGTTGATCACCTGCTGCGCTGTTGAACCGCACTGGCATTGTTTTACTTCCATCTTTTCGATCTCTTTTTGCATATTGAAATAATTCTCTGAAAATCTTTTATTGTGTAATTCCGGGGGCGGTTATCTTGCTCGACATTTTCCACTTTTTCAATGCCGATGCGAGAAATAAGTCCGATACGATAGTCAACAATGTTCCCGGATAGATACCGATTACATTTTTTGCACTGCTTGTGGCAGTTATGGGAATGAAATGCAAGATGGGGCGCAGATCCTCTGGATCGGTAGTGACCAGCGTCAGCATCGCCACCATGCCCTGAGGAGTCCATATAAGCCCCGCAGGAGATACATGGCTTCCCCCTATCCCTTACCCTTATGTACTTGTTAAAAGCCTTCTGAGCGTCTCTCTGCCAATCTGAGCGCGTCTTTAGCTTTTCTCGTTTGATTTTAGCTTCTTTGCCGACCACTTTCTTTGCAAATCGCTTTGCCCGGTCAGTTTTCGCGTATTCAGCAAGATGCTCAATCGAGCAGAAGGATTTCAGGCTGGAGATGATCGCATCAGTCTCTGGGATCTTCTTCCTGCACTGGGCGCAGCGTCTTGTTTTCATCGAGTTCCTTGATCGCTAAAAAATACGGCCTGACAAAATTGCGGTAAAACAAAACCTCAAGAGACACCAGCAGGTCATACTGTTCTTTAAGTTGCTGCCTACTCATGCCCTCCAATCCGTTCAGTAGCTGGTCTTTTGCGACATGAACCGCCTGCATCAAATCCTGCTCAATTTCCATAAACCTCTCCTGTCCTGTTTTTCAAATAATCTTTCCACGCTAACTGCGTTTTTGTTTTCGCCTTCCACCGGGGGTCGCTAACCTCCGGAACGCTATCCCAAAAATATTCGCATATTTCAGAAGCCTCATCATTACTTGGCACCCACCCATTTTCATCATCAGGAATAATTGGCACACAAAAACTCAAAGGAACCGCCCGGTGCAACTGAATAATATCTGCCGCATAAGGATCGCCAAACTCATCAATAGATATAAATATTTCTTCCCATGTCTTTCCTTCCGTGTAACCTACCCATCTAATTTCAATATTCCCGCCAAATCTAAATAATATTCTCATTTCACACCGCCACAAATGACATTTCAAATGACTCAAAATTTTTCAAATCATCGACAAACATATACCTACAATCCACCTTCTCGACAAAGCCGTCAATATTGTCACCCTCACGCGCAACGAATGATTTCCTGCCGCGCCAGAAGTCTTGCTTGTCTTCCCAGCCAAGTAACCAGATCCTGTCATCTGACAGGTAGGTGAACACATAGGTGTCTGTGTCCTGATCTCGCTGCGAAAGTGGGACACGGATCATGTAATTAGGTTTAGGCTTGCCAACTGACTTCTTGGTCTTGACATCAACCCGGCTACTCATAACCTCAAAATCGTGATCAAAAGAATCTTGGGCAACGTAATCAAAGCCAAGCCCCGAATCTATCAGATACCGACCGAAGGCCAGCTCACCGATGGTCCCGGCTACCTGACCCTCCCCGCATTCTTTTATCGTGGTTGAGTTGAACTTCTCACCCGTTGCCATTTTCTCGGCATGGTCACGCCATTCTTGTTTTACAATATAGTCGATCATTGTTCTCTCCCGGTAGGCCACGGCACTGACACGCCAAACTTGTTCGCTAAGTGCCTGTTCAAGACTTCATAAACTTGCACATATTCAGATGTTGTTGGCTCAGTGGTTGATTCTTTTTGAACCATTGCCGCCTGTATTGGTCGCCACAGAAATTCTTTTGCCAAGTCAAGATTCCACGGTATTTCCACTTCAGGCTTTAGCACTTTTTTCATATCCCAGCCAGCGTCATTCAGTTCGCCAGCTACCTGACTGAGCCACAGGTGCATGGCATTGTTCTGAGCCTGACTTCGCTTCTTGCCGATTACCCATGTGAATGTCACATATTTGTGATCTTCAAATAACTTTTCTGCGTATTCTAAGAACTGATCTTTTGTGAACTCGCTGTTCACCACCCATCTTCTCCCGGTAGTATCCATCTTATTTTCCCGCCAAGTCGTATACAGTGATTTCCAGCGCATCAGCTATCTTCACTGCCAGTGATAGTTTTACGTCCCTGCTCTTGCTGACCCAGTGAAACCTCTGCTGTGACATGCTCAATTTTTCAGCCATGTAGGAATGCTTGATCCCCCTGTCTGACAATATTTTTCGTAAATTTTCACCAAAATTCATAAGGTACTCCAATTGCCCCCCGAAGGGGGCGTTAGTGACTAGAACGGTGGGCTACTCAGATCAAGATCATCGTCAAACGCTGGCGCTGGCTTTGAAGACTTTGCGGGCATTGCGTCTTTGGCGTTTACCGAAAATGACAGCTTGGGGGCTTTGGGATTCGATCCGTCACCGCGCCATGCTGACACCCAGTATTCTTTGCCTTCAACATTTAAGCTGCCAGTAAAGTCAGGATGTTTCTCCGTTGCTTTCTTTTCGTTAGTCCAGATAGCTCCGCGATTGCTGTTGTCGTACTCACTCATGCTTCATCTCCGTGGTTGTAATATAAGTATTTAACTTGCTGATTAATGGCTTTCAAGCTGGCATTCCATGCCACTATCCAGACCTGTTGAATCGCTTCATCTTCGTCCTGCCACCGAAGCCCAGTGGTTTGTTCATAAACATATTCAAGCATTTCCATCTTATCCCGCCATAAAATCGTGTGCTGATTTTTCAATTAGCTCGCAGGCCATCTCAACCTGTTCTGCTAGCTTGCCCACGTAGTACATCTTCTCTCCATCCCATGTCCGAATCATCTCGACAATTTTCTTGCTGATGCTGTGGCACTCATCAACAATACAAAGGTCGAAGTCCAGCTTGTCGTAGCCCCGTCTGGCGATGGTCTGCATCGAGCAGATCTGGATGGGTGCTGCCGGGTTAGCGAGCCAGTGGTCGGCC